GCTAGTGATACATTTGACGGTGACGGCTCAACAGTAGCATTTACACTTGGTGCCTCGCAAACATCAGCAGGTTGTGTGGTTAGTATCAACGGTGTGGTTCAGTTACCAACAAGCGCATACGGTGTTAGCGGAACTACAATGACATTTACTGAAGCACCAGCAAGTGGTGACAAGATTGAGGTACGTAGATTTACTACTACAACAACTGTTACTGAAATTGCTAGTGATGACGGTTACAACACTGTTAGCCCAGCAGATGCAACAGGCGTTGTGATTAAGACTGGTACATCAGCAGCCAATACTCGTTGGACATTTGACACAGATGGTCACATAATTCCTGCTTCAGATAACGCTTATGACATTGGTAGTGGAAGTAACCAAGTTAGAGCAATTTATGTTTCAGGTTCCACAATTCACTTAGGTGGATTGCAGTTGAAGAACAACAGTGGTAATTTTGAGGTATTACAGAGCGATGGTTCAACACCAGCGGCTGTTACACCAAACGTTATCGCTAACAACTCAACTGATGAAACATGTTATCTAACATTTGTTGACGGTGCTACAGGTCTACAGGAACTTGAGTCTGATACAGGCTTAACCTACAATCCAAGTAGTAACACATTAACAACCTCAATATTTGCAGGTACTGCTACAACAGCACAATACGCTGACTTGGCAGAGATGTACGCTAGTGATAGTGAGATCGAAGCAGGCACAGTTGTACATTTTGCTGGTAACGGTAAAGTTGCACCATGTGATGTTGATATGTGTTCTAAGGTTGCAGGTATTGTTTCTACTGATCCAGCTCACTTGATGAACAGCTCACAAGACGGTGTACCGTTAGCGTTAGCTGGTCGAGTACCATGTAAAGTCGTTGGTCCTGTTAACGCAGGTGACTTAATGGTCTCAGCAGGTAATGGCATGGCTCGTGCAGAAGCAAATCCAAAGTTAGGCACAGTTATTGGCAAAGCAATCGAAGATTTCTCAGGCGAAGGAGAAGGCGTAATAGAAGTTCTAGCATTAATGATGTAAGACTTCTACAAGTAGTAGGTAAGAGGGGGGACAAACGTTCCCCCTTTTATTTTGACTGATAAATACTTTAACTAAGGAATTTACAGTATGGCATTGACAAGACCAAAGGCGTCGCAGATTAACTTTGATTTAACAAATATCAGCGACCCCATTATACGACTAAATTCAAACAAAACTGATGCTAACGATACAGACGTTGGATTTATATTTGAGCGTGGTAGCACTGGAGACAACGCTGTTCTTATTTGGGACGAATCAGCGGACCAATTTGTACTAGGTACAACCACAGCAACAGGTGTTACTCAGGGCGACTTAACTGTTACGGCAAGTGCATTAAGTATTGGATCACTCACAGTTGATACAAACACACTATATGTTGATTCTTCAAATAATAGAGTTGGTATTGGAACAACAAGTCCTGCATACCAAGTAGAAATAGAAAACACCGGCGCAAACGCACTATTAGTGTTAGATAGAACAGACGGCGCTGCCTGTTTTATTGAAGGTCAGGCCACTCGTTCAGCATTTGGATCTGTAGGTGCTACACCTTTGGCACTGGCTTATAATAGTCTTGCAGTGGTCACAATTGGTGAAAATGGTGCTATTACAGTTAACCCAGACGGAGATGGATTTACATTTCCAACTACAGATGGTAGTGCTAACCAAATACTACAAACAAATGGTTCAGGAGTTTTAAGTTTTACAGGTTCTCCAACATTTAGTGGAGCAACATTTACTGGTGCAGTTTCAGGAACAGATTTAACACTTACTGGCGATTTAAGTTTAAATGATGCAGACGATCAAATTATACACGGTGATACAAATTACAATCAAAAGCAATATGTACTGTACGGTTCAACTTCAGACGCAACAGAAACAGAAATTTTTGTGGGCGGCACAACTAATAGCAGAATACCTGTTGCTAGTAATACAACTGTATTTTACGAGGTAAACATTGTTGCAAGACGCACAGATGCTACTGGGGAAAGTGGCGGTTGGCACCTAAAAGCAGTAGTAGATAACTTTAGTGGAACAGTAGCAGATGTTGGTAGCGTATACGAAGTGCAAGTAGCATCAGACGACGCAAACTATGCGGTGGATGCAAGAGCAGATAATACAAACGATTCCATTGGCATATATGTCACCGGAGTTGCAGGAAAAACCATTAGTTGGACTGCAATAGTAAAAACATTTGAGGTAGCACAATAATGGCAAGACGTAATAGAAGCTTTTTCTTTGATAATAACAATGGTAAACTTGAGTCAGATGGCAAAGTAATTGTTGATTCTACTAATACAACCAATATTCTACAAACTAAAGGCAGCACTACTGGCAACCCTGTTACACTAAATGCGATTGGTAATGATACAAATATCACTATAAGCATTAAACCAAAAGGTTCCGGTCTTGTTCAGATTAGTTCAGCATATACTTTACCTAACAGTGATGGAACAAACGGACAAACACTAGTTACTGATGGTAGTGGCACTTTAAGTTTTACTACCTTGAATCAAACAATTAGTCTAGCAGGCGATAGTGGCACAGATAGTTATACCACTGGACAAACACTTACATTTACTGGTAGCACCGGTATAGATACTACTGTTAGTGATAACCAAGTTGCTATTGCTATAGACAGTACAGTGGCAACACTTACTGGCACACAAACTTTAACAAACAAAACACTCACAAGCCCAACAGTTGGAACTAACTTGGACTTGAGTGCTAGAGCACCTGTACAATTTTATGATACAGATAGCAGTAACTATATTGCTCTTAGAGCTCCGAGCACAGTAACAAGTAATTATACATTTACATTGCCTGCACAAGACGGAACAAGCCAACAAGTTCTTGTTACTGACGGTGCTGGTAACTGGTCATTTGCTAACCAGTCTGGTGGCGGCGCAAGTGGTTTCCAAAGTTCAACACTTAGCACACACCCTGCGGCTGGTGGCAACGAAGACTTAGCGACAGGTCCTAGTGATAATACAGCGGAAACACCATTTGAATCATCAGGTACAGACGCATTCGGTGTATCACTAGGCGCTGTTTTTGACCAAATGGAACCAGTTGGATCGACAACAACAACCGACTTAGGTGACAGTGAAGCCTATGTTGGAGCATAAATATAGAAAAGGATAGAAGGATAAAAAATGCCTACCGTACTACAATTTAGAAGAGGAACCACAGCTCAAAATAATTCATTTACAGGTGCCCTCGGTGAGATTAGTTACAATACAGATACAGATGCGCTAAGAATACATGATGGATCTACAGCAGGTGGATTTGAGATGTTACGCAATGATGGGTCCAATGCAGACTCTGCAATGACTGTTCCTATAACGGCTAACAATACAACAGATGAAACAGTATATCTAACCTTTGTAGATGGAGCAACTGGCGCACAAGGTCTAGAAACAGATACGAGTTTATACTTCAATCCAAATAGCAACACATTAACAGCCTCAGTATTCTCTGGTACTGCTACAACAGCTCAGTATGCTGACGTTGCTGAATTATATCAAGCAGACTCGAATTACGAGCCAGGAACAGTTTTAGTTTTTGGTGGACTACAAGAAGTAACTGTTAGTCAAGCACCAGACAGCAATAAGGTAGCAGGTGTTGTATCAACACAACCTGGTGTACTAATGAACAAAGACGCACAAGGCGAACACATGGTTCCACTAGCACTTTGTGGCAGAGTACCAACAAAAGTTAAAGGCAAAATTAATAAAGGTGACATGATGGTTACTAGTAATATAGAAGGTGTTGCTGTAGCAAGTGACAATCCACAAATAGGTACTGTAATTGGCAAGGCACTTGAAAACTATGACAGTGACGAAATAGGAACTATTGAGGTTGTAATCGGCAGGCTCTAATGCAGAAACTTTATCGCACCGACTATGAGGGTGAGTTTGTAGTTGACGGCTTTATAATTAAAGATGGTAGACGTCAAGAAAATAGAATTTTCCTACCTAACACTATATCAAATAATCAACATACTGGTAATGCTTGCATTATAGGCAACGGACGTTCTAGACTAGACTTAGATATTAGAAAAGTTACTAATCACGCAGGCGGACACTTAGGCAAACGTAGACTTCAAACTTACGGTTGCAATGCTCTTTACAGAGACACAAAAGTAGACTTCCTAGTGGCGACTAATAATATTATGGTTAATGAGATTGTTAGGTCTGGCTACCCAAAAGATCATATTGTTATGAGTAATGCAACAAATTTAGTGCAACATCCTGGAGACTTACATTTGATACCATATCAAGTCCAGGGTAATACAGGTTATATAGCAACGTTCTTAGCATGTTTTGATGGTCACAAAAAAATTTATCTTTTAGGATTCGACAATCAGTCAGAAGAAGGTGGTAATAATAACGTATACACCGACACACCTAATTATGCACCTGCAGATAAAAACACCAGTAGTGCAAAATGGGAAGCCAAAATGAAAATGCTATTTGATCGTTACCCCGATATCGATTTCGCACTAATAGTAGGAAAAACAACAAGATTTCCTGAATCATGGAAGTATTGTTTAAACTTGCGAGAAATTAGTATTAGAGATTTTGTATTAGAAGCAGATTTATAAAATTTTCTTTAATACTTCCAGTTTAGCCATTACAACATCAAAGTTAAAAGTTTTCCAAACACCAGGGTGTAATGGTTTAGGATGGTCTTCTATATACACCCAACAATATCCTTTGTGTTCGTAGTTAAGTGTAGGTAAAAATTCCTCGTCAACCGTTAGTAGCACAGTATGATATACAAACTTTTGATTCTCGCTGGTAAATGTTTCTATAGGAATGAACTTCTTATAGTCTAAGTGCATGCCCAGCTCTTCCTCACATTCACGTTCCAGTGCTTGTATAGTTGATTCTCCCTTTTCAAACTTGCCACCAGGAAGTCCCCAAGTGTTGCCGTAACTACACTTGTCTCTTAACAAAAATAAGTACCTACCAGTCGTATTCGATCTTATTAATGCACCACAACTGTTTATAATGCGAGGCTCCAATAGCCCTCCTTGTATTGACCTTCATAAGACCTAACCCAAGCAGAGCCAGTCCATTTATATTGATAATTTGTATTTAAATTACTAACGTAGTGCGTACCATCTTCTGCGCTGGCGTCAAAACTTATACGCCATAGAGAACCATCATATTGTATAATATCGTTCTTGTCTGCTACCAAGTCAGACTCACTAGAATCAGGTAATAAACCCTTCCAAGCATCTGCACCATCTGTGTTAGTATCACTACCGATTGGATTAGTTAATAGGTACCTAGTGCCTGGCGTTGGGCTACTTAATCCGCTATTAGGCCCTACTCTATCAGGATCAATAATAGCGTCTACAGGATTTATATCATTTGTTGGTGTAGTATCTGCATCTATAGTGACTAACAGAATACTTTCATCTGTAGGGTGTAAAGCAACAGTGCCTACTACTTCAGTACCATTTTCGTCGGTTTGAAGCCTTATTTGACTAACTCCGGGCCTTATTTCCCCAAAAAGATTAATAAAACTCGGCCAATCTGTTCTAGTGCCTACTTTGCTTACAGTAGTGTCACCTATAGAAGAAGTGGTTTCAGATATCGTATCTTGTATTTTAAGTAGTTGAGCCTGACCATTAAGATAAAGTACGCCGTAGTTTTGTGGACTTATTCTCTTACGTGTAATTAAGTTACCAACGTCTTGGAACAAATTAGGATCAAATTCTCCCTGCATATCCCATATACCAGTAACTATTCTCTCAATCACACCTAACTTCTTAACCTTAGCAGGAGCACTTATAAAAATAGGGATCTCGAAACTTAACGTTGCAAAGTCTATATTGTCGTCTACACCTTGCGGTATAGCTCGACTTGTCCACTGTACATCTGTCAAATTTATTGTACTTAGACTGGTCCAGTCAACATAATTATCAGTGCTTTGTACCTCCAAACTAGGGTTAAACAACACTAACATTTGTTCTAATATTTGTAACTTTTGTTCTGTATTGCTAGTCCATATATCTGCTTTTAATGACAGTCGGTAGGGGACAGGCATCATACGTTCAATAGTAAACGCATCTCCTTGTACATTTAAGTAGCTGTCTGTATCAGGGTCATACTTACGTTCTCTCACTCCTATCTTACTAATAAAGTTAGGTTCTTGCATACGAGCTCTGTCGTATTGTAAGCCGCTAATATAACAAC